CAGAGTTGACCCAGCCACACCAGATGGAACCGCTCATCAAGTTGTACTTTATGGGCGGACCAAAACTGGTAACTATCTCCCGAAATGGAGAAACATTATCAGATCAGGTGGGGTTGCGACAACCGTTTTTGATGGAGTCATAGATACCATTCAGGCGGATTACGTTAACATGTACGCTTTAGTATATGCTAAAGGTTCTCCTCCTGATGTTAATAAGTACATCCATTACAGGCATAAGGAGTCAAGCTTCGCCAATTGGTGGAGCATGCAGCCTTTACCCTGGCATGATGCAATTATTACAGACCTCATAACGAAAGCACGAGACCGTGCTATCAAGTCGTTGTACCAGAAAGTCTACAAGGCCCACCATCAAGTTCAGGGTGGGGTTATCCTTGGAGAAATCGGGAAAACAACGCGCTTGCTAGCTGGAACTGCGACAAAGCTCAAGTCTGGCGTGTTAAGCTATCTTGGCGCGGCTGTAGGAATACGCCGCGGCAGGGGCTCGAACACGTCTAAACGGAAAGCAATCGCAAATTCCTACCTCGAGGCAACCTTTGGATGGCAACCGCTAATCCATGATTGCAAAGATATTGCCGAAGCTATAGGCCGCCTCTGTTATGAAAGTGACAGAGTTCGGTTTACAGCGATAGGCAGTAGTGAAGGTCAAGCTTCACGGGAATCCGGTACAGTTACCTTTGGCTCCTTAACCGCGAATTTTACTAATTATCTCGGTTGTGAAGTCTTAGTTATCTATAAAGGATTTCTTCGAGGACCCAAGTACGAGGCAGGGTCGCCGCCAGCGGAACGAATAGTTTCGATGGCGGGTTTTGACCTGAGGAGTTTTGTTCCCACAGTATGGGAGCTAATTCCTTACTCGTTCCTCGTCGATTACTTTACAAATATCGGCGATGTCCTCCAAGCGTTCTCGACAGATACTTCTGGCGTGTACGGTTTGCAAAAGAGTGAAGTTTGGGAAACCAAGAGAGACATAAATCTCTCCCCTGACTTTAAAAGGTCAAGGACCAACTTAGATGCACAATACGGCGCCTCAAATATCTTCTCGTGTTCGCTTGGTGGAAAGGACGGTGGCTTTGCGTTTAAAAAACGCACAGTGTCCCGTACGCCTTCTGGGATGCCCTTGATGGTACCTCAGTTTACAGGTTTTGATCTCCCATGGAGGCAATTCGCCAACATTGGAGCTCTTTTCCTGGGCAAAATGGGAACCCGCTAATGACATCCCGTCATTGGCGTTAACTGTAGTTATTACTAGAAAGGACTCCGACTATGTCGTGGTCACTTACTTCACCCATAACGGGTGGTGCTCAGACTGGATTCACCTCGCCAACCTATACGCACGTCGCCGATGTGGCGCCGGACGTAAACGGCAAGCAGGTTGCAGTTTCCGCTCTGGGGGGTACGCAAGCTGGGGTCACGGTTCATTCCGTGGCATCACCTTTTACGGTGACTATCGTCAGGCCTAAGACCTTCAAAAGTCTTGCTCCTGTCGTACCCAACACTGGGCTTTTGCCTAGTGTACCGAAAAACAGTTGGAAGATTATCGTCCGTAAGGGCGTTACTCCTCTAGCTGGGCAGCCTGCTTCCGTCATGCTCATCAAAATTGAAATTGATGTGCCGGCCGGATCAGATACTGCAGACGCGCCTAATATCCGTGCAGCCCTTTCGGCTGCCATTGGTGCCTTGAACCAGCAAAGCGCTGGTTTGGGTGATACCATGGTATCAGGCGTTCTCTAAATCGGTTGCAGCTTGATTTGAGCGAACTCTACTTCTTATGTAGGGGGTATACACCTGAGAGGGTATATACCTTAATCGGATCAGGCCGAGAGGCCCTACCCTATATAAGGAATTGAGCTTAAGTTAAGCGACTACCTCACGGAGGTTCAATGTACGATTGTACTGAACTGCGTAAGGCCCTGCTTTTCGATCTGAAAGTGCAAGAGCATATGCTTACCTCAGATATGACTATTGCATCCGCTAGGGGTCTTTGGCTCCAAAACTCATTCTGGAAGAAGTTCCAGGACGAGGTAGGAGTAGGGGCGGACTCAAAGTGTCTTGCTCTCTTTAAGGAGAGCAATAAACGCTGCGAGTCTTTCCTTTTAAATGCAACGACCTCTCAAGATGATGAAATAATCGGAGAAGTAAGATCACTCTGGTATGACATCGTTGGAAACGGACCTGAGTCTAACATTCCTTTATCCGAAATCTTGGATAACTGGGGCGTTGGACCCGGCGCTAGTGTAGGAGCCCGTTCGGAAAACTTTTATACAAAGTTATTCGACTCGCCCCTTACTGGTACATCAGAACGGTTGTATCGTTACTACCGATATGCGATCTTAGCACATCCAACGCATTTTAGCGCAGAGGTGGAGCGCGACCGGCGTTATGGATACAAGGTCGTAGCAGGTAACCGTCTTTCTTTTGTTCCGAAGACGTCAGAAGTGTCGAGAAGTATCTGTACCGAACCCGTGCTGAACATGTTCTTTCAGAAAGGGATCGGTCACGTCCTAGAGAAGCAGCTGAAAAGGATTTTTCGTATAGATTTATCCTCTCAGCCGGAACTCAATAGACGGCTGGCACGACTAGGCTCAATTGATGGTTCTTTTGGAACCATCGATTTGTCTAGCGCGTCAGACAGTATATCGCTGAAGATGCTGCGATCAATCTTGCCCGAAGAACTTTTGGGCTTGCTTGAGTTCGCAAGGTCACCTAATGTCATCTACCCAGATGGCAGTTTGGATCAGCTTTATATGGTGAGTAGCATGGGGAACGGTTTTACATTCCCTCTGCAAACTCTCCTTTTCTCGACGATCGTTGTAGCCTGTTACCGTGTGCTGGGTATTAGTCCAACCTACGGCAAGAAAGGCCCTACAAATTGGGCTGTCTTTGGTGATGACATTATTGTCCGAAAGGACAGTTATAATGTCGTAGCCAGAGCACTCAAGATGTTTGGCTTTATTGTGAATGATGACAAATCATTCAATACCGGCTATTTTCGAGAGTCATGCGGCGGTGACTACTTTAGAGGCCATGATATTCGTGGCGTCTACTGTAAATCACTAAAGCATAGTGCTGACGTCTACTCCGTCGTGAATCGCCTAGTTAGGTGGTCAGCTCGAACGGGTATTCTGCTTCCAGAGACGCTCAAAGTCTTGTTAGGGTCGGTAAAATTCTTGCCGATACCCTACCATGACGGTGACGCCGAAGGAATCAAAGTACCTTACGCGCCGATCGCATTGCCACGTGATCGTTTTACTGGGGCCGTTAAGTATCAGGCTCTGGTTAAGCGCTCGCGTAGTATGCGTATGCCTATATCAAGCGATGAGAAACTCAGCTTCCAGCATTATAAAGGTAGGAGAGAAATCTCTTACAATAGTGCCGGGTTGCTGATATCACACGTCGGAGGTTACATCCGGAACGGACGGATCGGGCTGAGAAATCAGTACGATTCGTTTAAAGTCCGACGTCGTCGAACCTCAAGATGGTCCAGTTGGAAAGAGAAGACCCAGCTTGTAAAAGAGCTGGATAAGCTTCTCACCTTCAGGCCCCATTCTGTGGTTGACGGCCAGGCAGGGCACTTCCAAAGGTTGCTCAGCGAGATAAACTCGCTGAAGTCTGAGGAAATTCCCCTAGGAGACGATTGGGTAATCGTCTCCGAACTGTATAACCTTTAAGTTGTACAGTCCCTACGCCCTCTTTTTCCCTAGTTTGCCGAGAGAAAAACCTCGGCGGGGAGGACGTACCCCGCACGCTCACCTCATTGAGCAAGGAAAGTAAATTTAACTTTCCAACCCAATAAAGGCCTCGCATGCGGG